TATAACCACTTTATTACATTTTTCATTATGCTTTGTTACACACTTACATTTTTGACATTTAAACATATTAACTTCCTTTTTTTTCGCCATAAGTTCCATTAAGAACACTCATCAATTTTTCACAACTAGGATTAGCAATAATATTTGCTTTCATTCTATCTTTTGGTATTCTTACTTTTGTTTTAAATACTGGATCAGCACCAATTTTTATACAATAAAACATTCCCTGGGATTGCCCTAAATCATTTTTTTTCTCAAATATTCTTGTATGACCTGCCAATGAAACAGTTGCGTGTAACCACTCACTTAACTTTGGTGTTAATTGTGCCATTACAGAAGGATTTAATATTTCACCAGTTTCCTCATCACTTGTAGTATTATCTCGCTCATGTGCATTAAAAATTAAATAATAATTATTTTGTGTAGAATGACTAATCAATTTCAAAATAACTTGTTGCATTTCATTAGTTGAATCACCATAATTATTAATTGTAATTTTTCCACCTTTGGCTAAAAAATTCAAATTAAGTTCTTGTAATTTTCCAATTGTATCAATGACAAGTGTTGCCCATTTCAATTTATTGTAATATTCATCAATATTCATCATGAATTCATTAAAATCATCATATTTTTTTATAGAAACAACCATAGCCTCTTGATTATCAACACTGGCTGTACCATTTTCATTTATATCTAAAAACAATGGTTTTGGAAAAGTACCAGATAATGTGGTTTTTCCTGTTCCACTTTTACCATAAAACAAAAACGTTTTTGTTATTGGTATTTCATTTATTTTTTTTATTTCTAACATAACTACTTCCTCCAATTTTAAAATATATTTTTTTTAAGTCAATATCAACACACAAGGAAATGAATATAACTTTTCCAACTCTCTTTCAAAGAGAGTTAATAATCATTATTTTTTTTTAATAGAAATCAATTCTACTAAAATGCGAATTGATAAATAACAACTCTACAAATTCAAGAGTTGATTTACAAATTACAAACATATTCAATTCTCGCCTTTGATATTTGTAAATATTCTTCCAGCAATTCAATTCCAATATATTTATAATGTTTGTTTTTTTCTTTATTCTCATACATCACAGCTTTTCCAGTACTTCCACTACCATTAAAGCAGTCTAATATTGTCGCACCATCAGGGCTTACAAGTCTTATAAGATATTGCATTAACTCTGTTGGTTTTACTGTTGGATGAACATTTTTCCCCATAGTTGTAAATCTTTTTTCTACATCTTTCATATCAATACTTGATGTAGTACTTTTACCATTAAAAACTTTTGCTTTTTCAATAAAGTTTCCTAAACCTTCATCACGATCTTTTTTACTAGCTTTTGCACAATAAAAATATCTTGAAGCACTTCCACTTTCACCATTAAAATAATTTGTTGTTTCTTTATGTGTATTAAAATTACATACTCCATCACTTTTATTTTTATGTGGTCTTACGCTTCCTGTTTTAGTGTTAGGCATACCACCACATACTTCATCAAAGTCATTTTCATCATAAGTTAGTATTGTGTTGGCTGGAAAACGACCAATTAATTCAGGTCTTACAAACTCTTTTCTTCCTTCAGCTTTTATATCAGGAACACTTCCATCTTTCATCGAACTTGTGCATTTTCCCTGTGGTGTTGCACCCATTTTGTCTTTTTCGTTTAAATATTTTATTCTACACTCATCAACATTTATACCACCAACACCATATTGTGAAACATTATCTATTAAACTACCTTTAAATGGTTTTCTAGCAATTATAATTGGCTCAAATGATGGTTTTAAACAAGTTCCCCAACCTTTCCATTTATTTTTTATTTCATATATAGGATTCTCTTTTCTTTCACTATTTTCAACTTGACCAAAACTTAATTTATCAATTCCACTAATTTTTTTTTGTTTTCTGCCTGTATCTCTAAAATTCATCATCGAACCATTATAACCAATGATTCTACTTTCTACACAATTTTTCTTATCTATCGCTAAACCAATATTCATAGATTTTGGAAAACCACTTCCATATAACCACATAATTGTATCTCTTATTTCAAAACCTGCATTTTCAATAGCACAGGCGATTCTGTGAAAAGTCCTACTCCCACCAAAAGCGAGTAAATATCCACCTGGTTTTAATACCTCATAACATTTTTTCCAAGTTTCATCTTGAAATGCTATTCCACTATTATCCCAACCTTTTCCCATGAAATTTAGCTCATAAGGTGGATCGGTAACAACACTATCAACTGTGTTTGGTTTTATCACTTCTAACATATCTAACATATTTCCATGATATAATTTATAATTTTTGTTTTCGCTGTATAGTTTCATCTTTACTCCTTTAATATTTCAAATTATTGCTTTTTCTCATAATTTTCCTCTAATATATAAAGTGAATCTGCACCTGTTAATTCAGCTAAACAAACATCTTTATAAGGACACATTTTACAAGTTAATGTATTCATGTGTTTTTTATTATTCTTTTTGCTTAATCTTATTGAATTAAATTCATTAAATATTTTCTCTGCTACTTCTGGTGTTATATATCTTTCTTTAACATCAAAGAAGTTTTGAATATTAATTTTACTTTGTTCAATTAAATCATTGTAATCATTAATGTTTAAATCATTTAGTTTACATACTTGAACAATAGTATCAGGAATAATATTATTATTTAAAGATTTTGATAAAGTTCCATTTTTTAATATTGTAGGTTGTTTAGGTAAATCACTTCTAATATATTCCCAAACAACACCCTCTACATTAATACCTTTATTTTTTAATTGTTGATAATAAACGTATGGTTGTGGTCTAAAAATTCTATCAAATTCACTAGGCATTTGTGAAAATGTTTTCATTTCATAAATCCACAATTTACCTGTTCTTTTATTTTTTACTAAACCATCTATTATTCCAATAAAACCTTTGCATTTATAAACTTTTTCGATGTATATAAACTCATAATCAGTTAAAATTCTTGAATATTTTTTGTAATATTCTAACCAAACTTTTAGATCAAATTCATCAATTATATTAAAGTCAAACTCATCTATTTTTCCCTTTCTAAAATATTCACAACATTCGTGAATAGCGCTACCAACATCTAATGCCCTCGTTTTTTTCTTTGGAAACCATTTTTCTACATAACGTAAATAATGTTGATATGGACAAGTAATATAACTATTAACTCTACTAAAAGATTTTAATCTTGTCATTTTATTTCACCTTCATTTTCAAAATCAAATCTATAATTATCTTTTACACCAAATGCACGATCGCATTCTCTTACTTTTTTTAGCATATTTAATGCTCGTTTCATATAATCATTTCTACCAATTTTGGCTTCTTCATAATTTGTTGTGGCTTTAAAACCTTTAATATTTGAATGTGTTATATAATAATCAACATCACCACTTAAAAACTTCTTATTCCAATTATTAACAGCCTTTCGCCACGTTCTTGAAGAAATTGTTATATTATAATTACAAAAAAGTTCATTTAATATTTCTTCCTGTTTTTTCCAGGTTGATAAGTCTAATAAGTCTATCATCTTTTATTACCTAAAAGCTTCGCTTTTTTCAATAAAAATCTATTAGGTGTTAAGAAATTTCCAATTGCATAAATACAATTATTTCTTTTAAATAATGTATCTTTATTTTTCCTCATATCTGGTAATACAACTGTTATAATTTCAAACTCAAATTCTTTATTTATTGTTTTAGCTTTCATTTCTATTGTTTTATTTTCTGTAATTATATTTTCAACTTCAATTGGCTCTTCGATTATTTTTCCTATCATTTTTTTCATATTGTACCTCTAACATTTTCAAATTATTTTGATATCCAATTTGTATATTTTCAATATTTTTATTTCTTAATTCGTTATATTCGCCGATAAATTCTTTTTTATTCCACGTTTGATTTTCTGCTAAACATATATTTCTAAAACCAATATGTTTTACAATATATCTGGTATAATCATTCATTTCATTTAATGCTTGAATTTCACCATAACTTCCATATTTGCGAACTAATTTAAGAACTTCATTCCACTCATCTTCAGCTTTTGGAACAAACGACAATGTCAATTCTGCTATTTCTCTTTTAACATCAGCAAT